TAAATCCTGCTTTACGAGCTGCTTTGTAGCATTCATGCAACGCAATGTAATGCGCATCAATCTTTGTTGGATCAGGAGTTTGGCGAACTACGCGACGATTGATCTTTTTGCGTTTGATAGGTTTTCGTGTGTTCGCCATAAAATAAATTATCGCTTACTGATTAATGTAAACAGTTCATCAACACGCTGTTCAAGTCGCGTAATTTGATCCTTGATCGAACTTCCAGAATTGGGTTTAAGTTCACTTAAGAAACTTTTAATAACCCATCGTAGAGCCAGCAATAAAGCGGTCGCGATACTGCAAACGCCAACGCCAAATGCGACTAATTCGTTTGCTGTCATTTCGCATTAACGCCATAATCAGCTTCTTTACCTGAACTTGGATCAATTGCTTTTGCAAGAGGTGCAACTATTGAACCAAGCAGAATTGCATACTCTGGTCGAATATCGGCTGCAATTGCCAACAGGACAGTAATACCTGAAGCTGCAACAGCTCTTAAATATGACTTAATTGCTGCTTTGTGTTTGTTGGTTAGTTTCATTACTTGCCTCCTAGTAGTGGGATATTGAAGAACTCGCCTGTTTGATTTGGTTTGAATGAAATATGTATATGTCGGTGATGGGGATTAATCCCACGATACTTGATGAACTTCCAAAATGATTTAGCACTAGCAATTTTGCCAGCATGGATCACATACAGAATACGCTTATCCTTTTTTGCTGCGAGTCGAATCTGATCTGCCAAATCGAAACTAATTCCTTCTTGGTCAGAAAGGCGAGCGTCAATATCGATGGCGCATACTTCACCCTGTTCATTAGGGTTATGCTGACTGACTCTGGCTGAATGGCGAGCATCACCAATCCACCCATCGCTGGCACGCTTGCGATCAGGGAAGCAGTCATCAGTTTGTTCTCTTAACTGAACAGCAGCTTTAGATAACCAAGCCTTCATTAGCCAAGTATCGTTTGAAGTTCATCAGCAGTTAAACCAAGACGATTTAGAATTGCTTCCTTTTCAGCAGCCTTTGCTTCGGCTTCGGCTTTTGCTAATTTAATTGCTGCTTCATCAACTTTTTGTTGATCTTTTTCGGCTTTGTTTAACTCACGCTCAAAAACTTCACCTGTTGTGCAATCAATTATCTTTTTCATTATGATACACCAATCAATCTAATTGAGGTATTGCTTTGATTTGTTAAAGTTCCTGCACCATTTGTTCTTACGATGTTAAGACTAGTAATTGCCGTTGTCGAGTCATACCAAGAAAATGCAGACGCTAAATTGTTTCGTGCCGTTCCATTATCGTAAAACGCATAATTATGCTCATAATACTTAACTTTAGTAGTTGAAGCATAATTGTAAATTATTAACGATCCTCTTACTGTTCCCGCTGAACTTGTGCTTGTAGCCCCAGTGCCAAACATTTTTTGAGAAGCTGCGGTGTATTGGCTTCGGTTTATTGTTGTGCTTGTTGCTTCAAAATAATTTTCATAAAGATTGTAAATACCACTGCTGTCGTTGTTAAATCTTAAAGTAAATTCATCACTAGTGGTTGAATTGACAATACCTTCCCAATACAAAATCAAATCTTTGTATGTTCCTGGAATTGAACTAAAGTCAATACTAGAATTAGCAGATGCAACAGTTTCTTGAATTAGAGTCATTCCACCAGCTGCAGCAGTTGCCCAACTTGGAACGCCACCTGCAACAGTTAATACTTGACCAGTTGATCCAATTCCAAGTCTTGTATTTGTGTTTGCAGTTGATGAACGATATTCAATATCGCCGAGAGTCGTTGATGGGTTTAATGCTTTTGTTGTTGTATCAACAGATGAACCAAGTGTGCGAATAGCAGCTGCGCCATCTTTGACCAGAGCGGTGTCGTCTGGTGTTGTCCAGCCATAATTGGTAGTGGTTGCCATATTGTCCTTTATCTCAGGCTACGATTGTAGCGTATTCCCATGTCAATGTTGGGCTTAAAGTGTTCCAAGCCTCTGTAATTGGTGTTGTATTCCAACGCATCGCCACTTGACTATAAGCCACAGGCGACAAATTGATTGTCAGAAATAATTCGTTGAATCTAGTGCTCCATGACCAGCCCTCAACATATCCTTCAAACTCACCTGATGATATTTGAGCAGGTAGGTTTTGTATGTTTAGAGGTTGCCCCATAAATACGCCTAGCAGATTATCCCGATCACTATTGTCAATCTCTGGATTTGTTATTGGGAAAGTAATGCTCTGGAATGCTGGTTGCGGGAAGGCTCTTTGAGCAATATATCGATCTGCCACAGCTTGAGCATCTACGGCTGAGTGAATGGTTGATTGCACGCTCTCGGCTTTGTAACCATAAGTTGCAATTGATGTTGCAGATGTAGCAGTTTTTTCTAAACCAAAATTAGAACCATAATTGATTATAATATCATTGCGAATATCACCTGATCGAGTAATGGTTGATAGTCCTGAACCTAAAGCATGATTGGCATCAAGATCAACATAACCATTTGCTAACAAATAAGTTTGACGATGATCTGCATCTGCATAACCAATATTGCCTTGATTGTCCTCATACAAATATCCAAAAGCTGAATTCGCAATAAGGCTTGTAATGTTGTAAATAGTATCTGGCGTTTGACCGCTACCTCGACTTTGCATTGTATAAAGTCCGGGCTGATCTATTTCGCCAAGTCCTAGATTTACAGCTTGCGTCCATGTTTCCGTTGGATCATAACCTGCCCATGTTTCAGCTGCTGGCACATCATTCCAACTTCCGAGCAATACGCTTGAAAGAATTCCGTATATCTGATTGCCATCCTCATCTTGTGGAACTGCATCAGAATACAATTCTTTTGCTAGTTTAACCAAAGATCCCATTGCAAGGACTGAGTATTGAATAACAGTTCCAATTGATCCAGTTGCACCAACGCTGACAGTTATGTCTGTTATATCACCGCCAAATATATTGACATAAGCAGCTGATGTGTTTTTGACTTGCAGACTTAAACTGTCGTTAATATCAAATGGCAATGTTTGACCAGTTAATGCCACAAATGTAATTTGCAAATAAGATGGATTGGGTTGTTGGTAAATATCTGTTCGACCTGCTTGATGCTGAATATCGCTTATTGCTATGTCGGTGTAATCAACACCTGCAACTGTAAGTTTCCAATCGGGTGACCAAGCGGTCATTATCTACCTACTGTTCCGCCGACTAATAATCCTGCTGATCTTGCTGCGCTTTGATTAAGCACACCTGCCACAGCTCTTGCAGCACCTTCGCCATCTATTGCATTAACTGTAATGTTTGTTACTCCACCGCCTGTTGTGTAACCGCCATTTGGTCTGCTTGGAACTGCCGGCAACTTAGATGATGGTGCTGGGTTAGGCAATGCACCAATATTAACTCCGGGAATTATATTAACTGCTCTAATAAGTTCATTTGCAAGTGATACAACTAAACCAATTGCTTCTCTTAGGAATGTTATAAATCCTGAGATAATGCCTGAGATACTTGCAATGGTTCTGCCAAAACTTGCAGCACCTTGTTGAGTTTGTGTCAATGCTGCATTTAATCCTGCATCACCTGTAAGTCCTGCAATAAATCCGTTAAGTGCTGGAACACCAACATCGTTAATAAATGTAATAAACTTTTCAACCTGTGGCAATAATGCAGTTCCTAAACTTTCCTTAGCCTCATCAAATCCAACTTTTAAGCGATCAATCTTGCCTTGAAATGTTTCTGCGTTTGCAGCTGCTGCGCCACCATAAAGTTCAGATAGTTTTGCCTGAACTTCGGTGAAAGATAATGTTGAGAGTTCGGCTTTAGATAATCCAAGTCCTAACCTGCCTAGAGCTGTTGTATTCCCATCCTGAGCGCGACCCAATGCATTTGCGACAGTCTCAAGTTCAATACCTTTGCCTTTACTGATGTCTAAAGCAAGGCTTAACAATCTTTGTGCTTCACCGGTATCTTTTGTGCTTACCGCCAACCTTTGCATGGCTGGTCTAAGTTTGTCATCGGCAACACCAGTCGCTAAAGATGTCTTTAAGATCATGTCCTCAGTTGCTCTTATTTGCTCATCAGTAGCACCTGTGGCAGTCCTTAAAGCATTGGCTAATCTAAGTTGTGCAGCCTCATCCTCTATTGCAGCCTTGACCCCATCAACGGCTAATTTAGTGCCATAAGCAACGGCAGCAGCAGCAGCAACGGCAAATGCAGCAGCAGCCTTCTTTCCAAATGCTCCAACTTTATCGCCAAATGTTTGTATCTCATCATCGGCGTTTTTTAATCCTTTTTTAAGATTATCAATGTCAGCAGCTAAAGCAAGGGTTAAGGTTCTACTCGCCATCAGACCACTCTTTTCTTATCTCCAAAATTATTTCTTCGAACTCTTTAATTATAGTTGGTTGTAAATGTCTAATCGTTGGATAAATAAACCAACCTCTTGAACCCGGCCCTTTTGGCATCGGCCCTGACCATCTTGGAAATTGTGGGTATTTGTTTGAACCAAATTCAATAGCTGCGCCAATACCTTTACGCTTACCAGGTGGATCATTGCGAGTATTAAATTGAGTTGTTGCACCGCCTGAAAATTTTTGTCCAGCAAATCCAAAACTAATTTCACCTACTAATGATGATGCTTTGACCTTACCGCCTTGAGCAACACGATCTGCTGCTTTACCGCGAGATGAAGCAACACGCCTAATTTCTGATAACTCTTTTTGAGCAAGTTCTTGAACTCTGCGTTTTGTTTCTTTAACAGCAGTTTCATTCATTGTTCTTAAGACAGCTGCAATTTTATTAAGTTCGCGTTTATCATAGGCAATTGAGCGTTCGGTGCTAACTGCCATGTCGCGCCTCCAATACTTCTATCGCTGTTAAAATATCCTCTGCATCAACCCATTCACTCATTGGTATCTTCGTGGCAATTGCCAACTCAACCAATAATCTGTTTAGGCTTCCTGCTGGATGACTTTTGGGTCTGCATCACCGACTATTACATCGGCAATAGTTTCCATCCAAGCCTCAAATGGTTTGACTGGTTTTCCAGCAGCTTCACGCTTGTGTGCGTTGTATGCTAAAAACATCAGATCCCACATGCCGAGTTTTTCTTTTGCTTGGCTAATAGTATGACCAGTTGATTTTTCCCACTTAGCCCACTCAGGCGGTTGGGCAATATATGTTGCTTGCTCGCCTGAGTTATATTCAATTGTAATTGGTAACTTCATTTTTTGCTCCCGTTTCTATTTCTTAACTAAATGTTTCTACTACTGCTCCACCTGTGATTGTGAATGTAAGTGCAACAGTTTGTGCATCAACACCTGATCCACCAGCTGTTGGGAACTCAGGCTTTACTGGGAACACAAATTGTGCTCCAGTTGCAGCTGTCATTGTAATAGAAATATCTGTGTCTGGTGCGCTCTCTGCTGCTGTCCATAGTGCCTCACAAACAGAATTTGCCTTGCCCCAATCGGCTAACATTTCTAATTCAAATGTTCCGCTGATATTAGTGGTTTTGTAAGCTGTGCCATCAAGTGTCTCGTAAGCCTGTCGCTCATTGACCTTTGTTAAAATTGCGCTGGTTGCTTGTGCATCGATGTCTGTTCCACCTGTGAAAGACAACGAAACATCGCGACCGGTGATTACTGTGGTTGCCATGATTTCTCCTTAGACTGTGCGTGTGTAGTAGGTAGATACTCGAACATCTGCAATAAGCAAAGTCGATGCTCCGACTGTGGTGACTGTTGGTCTTTCGACCGAGCTGACAATATATCCATTTGGAATTACTGCCAGAACACTGATGACTAACTGCTCGATATTGTCGAGGGATGCAGGATTGCTGTTATATGCAACTGCAACTGAGATTGTGAAATTAACTTTAGCCCGAATGTTTGCTTTGCTGATTGTTTCAAATTCTAGGTATGGGCTATCTGGAACAACAACCACAGCTGGTGGAATAACTGTTTCTGGCACAAAAGAATATACATTTCCTGCAACGCTGGATAAAGCAGTTGCTAATGGTGTTCGAATCTGTTCAAGAATTGTTTGGTCAGCCATTTATTGACACATGCTTTCGGTGTCAATATAACTGCCTAAGATTCCAACGCACCTATTGAACAAACTTCTCCCGATACGGAATGGCGTACTAGTGAAATCAACACCCTCTATTTGTCCGCCGGCTGCGACTCTTGATTGAAAGACTTCAACGGAAACAACATAGACAGCTGATTGAACAGCTGCGTTTCCAACATAAGTTGATCCGCCAGAAAGGGCAGCAACTCCGGATGGGATGACATTAGCTTCGAGTATATCGGCATTAGTGATCGATTGTGAAAAGGTATATTGTCCAAGATTATCTGCCAGCACAGCTCTTGTTCCGTTGTAGGGGCTTCCGCACCCCGTGATGATGACTTGCTGGTTTTCGGTGAATTCATGTATTCCTAGTGTAGTAAAAGTGGCGACATTATCAGTCAGCGACACCTTTTGGATTGGTGCTTTGAATGTTACTAGCATTGGCAGAATAACTGTTTCTGCTGTGTCAATAATCTGATTTAGGTATGTGTCATCGTAAAGAGAAGAACTTACACCCAATACGGAGCGCAATTGACTTGCGGTGATAATTGTTGGCATAAGTTCCTCTCTTAGACTCCCATTTATAGCTGCCTACCAGCGGGAGCACCAGTAGGCATTAAGTTACTTACTTATTAGGTAAGGTTAAAACGGCGAACTCCGCCAGCAACAACTGTCTTAACAGCCATGTAGCCGTAAAGCATTGTTTCGATTTCGCCAGTTGTAACAACATTTGTTGAAAGTTGTAGAACTGGGCTTTCGTAAATTGCAACAGATGATGGAACAACAATAAATGCGCTCTCATCAATTGAAGTTGAAACTGCTTTGTTTGAAACATATAGGTCAAGACCCATTACATTTCCGCGTAGTGATTGTGGTGTAACTGCGCCAGCAGCATTTTGTGGATTAGCAGCAGAAAATACTGGACGCTTGCTTGAATCTTGTGCTCCGATTAACAGACCCCATTGTGAAGTTCCAGCAATGTAGCGTGTTGCTAATTCACCAGTTGCAAGATATGCAGCAGGTGTTTCGGTCTTTACGAATGCAACAATTCCATCAAGATCAGCAGATGTTGCTGTTCCTGCTGTTCCGCCAGCAGTTAATTCTGCAATTACTGCAGCTTCAGTTGCTTGTGCATAAACTCGGCGCATGTTTTCCAACATAGCCTGATAAAAACTTGGATCCGCTCTGTCAAGAATTTCAACAGAGTAGCGTTGCAAACCCTTGTAGGCTTTTACAGTTGCATCAACATAAGATGAAACAATTCCTGTTTCTGATGGGCCTGCACCTTCGGCTGTTTCTGCAACAGATCCGGAAGTTGTAATTTTAGGAATTGAAACAGTCATGCCTGCGTTTGGCAGTCTGCGTGTTCCAATAGCATCAATTGCGCCACGAGATCCGATTTGAGTATCAACTACTTGAGTTACATATTGGATTGGCTTGAATGCTGGGTTAGTTGTGAAACTGTCATCAGCAGCAGTAACCATTTTGGCATCTTGATCTTTTGCATGTGCAACCCACTCTGCGCTATCACGATTTCCAAGTGATGCTTTGATTGAGTGCTCTAAGAAACGAGCCTGTGTATTAATTGGTGAGCGTGGCTTTGTATAAGCAACTGGTTGATTTGCTTGAATTGCCACAGGCTCAGACTTGGTTGCTTCTACCGCTTCGGTCGCGATAGGAGCTGTTTGTGTATCTGACACAATGTCCTCCTGTGTTTTTGTTTGCTCCTCAGCGGTTGCTTCGGAATTCTCTGGTGTTTCACTAGCTGCAATATCTGTAACTCTTGCGCTATTAATTGCTGGCTCAGCAACTAGGCTGACTTCCATTAATCTTGACGCTTTAACTTTCATTACACCTTTGCTAGCATCAAAGTTATCTACAACTACGCCAACGCTAAATCCATCGCGTAATCCTTCGGCTGCCTCAAGCAAACTATCATCGCCAGCAATTGTTCCAGCAATCTTAAATGTTGCCTCAATGCCTTTATCGTCAGCTACAATGTCAATTAGTTTGCCAATTGGTCGAGTGCGGTCATGCTCAAGTAATAATTTAACAGGCTTAGAAAAGTCAATGCTACCTTTTTCAAATACTGTTGCGCCAGCACTTGTCATACCTTTTTCATCCCAAGAAACAATTGTTCCTGAAATTGTGCGCTTGCGACTATCGGCTGCGGTTAGTGTTATTGGGAAATTGATCTGTAATGTTTTACTCATCGGATCAAGTCCTCCTCCTCTTGTATTTGCTCAACGCTCATTGCGCCAATGCGGTTTAGGATTTCATAAACTTGCGCACGCTCTAATGCAGATCCACGCAAGAAATCGTCAATGTCAAATCTGACCTCAACACCATTTGGCACAAAATCAGCCATTGAAAGTCTTTGTTCAATTGCGGTCAATACTGGTCGCAATGAGAAATCAATTAATGCTTTTCTTTCAGCTGTCATATTTGAATAAGTCATTGAA